GAACTCTTACTCCAGCAACTCTTGCAGGTGGTACTACAATCACTTTTGCTGATGTTGGCGATGGTGTAGTTCTTGTTTACGGCACAGCAGGTTGGGTTGTTGTAGGAAACAACGGCGCAACAATAGCATAATAATTAATTTAGTGTGGGCTTCGGCCCACGCAAATTTAAGGAGATTAAAAATATGTCAATAACATCAAAAGTTAGACAATCGGTAGTTCTTGCAGCTGACGGTCAAGTACAAAAATTAGTAAATGGCACAGCAACTAATATTGGAAGTGCAAACATTTTATCTATATTTGCACAATCAACAGCAGCTGACGGTGAAGTTAAACTTTATAACGAAGCAGACGCTTCTAAAACAGCAGCTAAATTAATTTTTCATGGTAAGTTCGGTACAGCTGATAATGCAGTTCATGAATTTAAAATACCAGCAGCTGGTATATATGCTTCTGACGGAATATACGCAGACGTTACTAACGTAGATTTTTTATATATAATTGGAACTTTTTAGGGGTAGCCAATGGCAAACACTACTTCACAGTCCTACAGTTTTGACCAGGACTTCTCAATCGATGAAATAATTGCAGACGCATATGAGCGTTTAGGATTAGTTGGTACAGCCGGTCATCAAATAAAAACTGCAAGAAGATCTTTGAATATTCTTTTTCAAGAATGGGGTAATAGAGGAATACATTTTTGGGAAGTAGGAAACACTAATATTAATTTAGTAGCAGGTTCAACAACTAATGTTGATGCTACAGCTGAAGGATCTGGTGTATATACTTTTTATAGAAATGCTACAGATGTACCGGGAGGTGGAGAACCACCACAAGCTACAACTGTTCCAACAGCAAATGTTTATGGTATTTCAGATATTTTAAATGTTACATATAGACAAAATTATAATACAACAAATCAATCAGATATTGGTTTAACTAAAGTTGCAAGAGATTCTTATTCAGCAACAGCTAACAAAGCATCTAATGGAACACCTTCACAATTTTGGGTACAAAGATTTATAGATAAAGTTACGATTACAATTTATCCTTTACCTAATTCAACTGCTGCATCAAATTTTTTAAATGTTTATTATGTAAAAAGAATTCAAGATGCAGGAGCATATACTAACGCAAGTGATACACCTTTTAGATTTGTACCATGTATGATTTCAGGATTATCTTATTACTTATCTATGAAGTTTGCACCACAACGAACACAGGAGATGAAGTTGTTGTACGAGGATGAATTAGCTAGAGCATTATCTGAAGATGGTTCTGCAGCTAGCACGTTTATTACTCCGAAAACATACTATCCAAATGTATAATGGCTAGATTCGCAAAAGGCAGTAGAGCATTAGCTATATCTGATAGATCAGGCGCAGCATTTCCTTATAGAGAAATGGTAAAAGAGTGGACTGGTGCATGGGTACATGTTTCTGAATTTGAACCTAAACAACCACAACTACAACCACATCCAGTAGGAGCTGATCCACAAGGATTACAACATGCAAGACCTGCAAGAGTTGAGTTTCCTGTACAAGATATTTTACCCAACAACCCATTTACCACAACAGGTGGATCTCAAACTTTAAGTATATCTTATCCTTCTAATCAAATTAACGAAGGAACATCTTATGTTAGATTTCAATCTGTCAAAGAAATAGTAGGAGGTGTTGCAATTGCAACTTTAGAATTAGAAACAACTTTAAATGGTGCAATTAATGATACAGTTAACACTTTAACTTTAACTAGTTCTGCAGCATTTCCAAACGCTGGTTTTATTGTAATAGAAAAAGTAGACCAAGATGCAACTAGTTCAACTTTTGGACAATACATGAATGAAACAATTCAATACACAGGTAACAATACAGGCACAGGAGTTTTATCTGGATTAACAAGAGGAACGGCTGCTCCTTTTAGAGGAATTACTTTTTCTAATACTACAGCAACAACTCACGCAAATGGAGCAAAAGTTTTTGGATCCTATTTAGCGACAGCAATTGCAACTACTGTAGAAGTTGGTCCTACATTACCGAACGGAACACAAGCAACAGAACAACAATTTAATTCTATAACAGTGCCTTTAGTATCTAATGCTGGAAGCACGGCAACAGGAGGCGGTTTTCAGTGTACAATTGGACCCGTTAATGATAGAGGTTAGTTATGGCAGGATATACATATTCAGAACTAACAACAGATATTAGAAATTACACAGAAGTAGATAGTAATGTATTTACTACTGCTGTTATAAATAGATTTTTAGAAAACGCAGAACACAGAATTAATTTAGACTGTCCTATGGATTCTGACAGATTTCAAGATAAAGCACAATTTGTACAAAATAGTACTTCAGTTACAATGCCAACAAAATTATTATTTGTAAGGGGAATACAAGTTTTTAATTCTACAACTGCTACTACAGACCAAGGTTTTTGGTTGGAAAGAAGAGATCAAACTTTTATATCTGAATATGTTGGAGAAGCAACAGGTCCTTCTGGTGGTTCTACAGGTCAAAATGTTAAAGGATTACCTAAATATTATTCTATGTTTGGTGGTGCTACAACAGGTATAAACACAGCTACATCAGGTGCTATATATGTAGCTCCTACACCAGATCAAAACTATCAATATATTATACACTATAATGCAATGCCAGGGGGTTTAGAGGATAATACTGGAGGAACATACATAAGTAATTACTTTCCACAAGGTCTATTATATGCATGTTTAGTAGAAGCATTTATGTTTTTAAAAGGTCCAACAGACATGTTGACATTATATGAAAATAGATATAAAACTGAACTACAAAAGTTTGCAGCGATGCAACTTGGAAGACGAAGAAGAGACGATTACACGGATGGTACAATAAGAATTCCAATCGAGTCAGCGCCTCAATAAAATTAGGAGAAAAACATTATGGCAATAACATCAGCAGTATGTAATAGTTTTAAAACGGAAGTTTTACAGGCTCTACATAATTTTACAGCATCGTCTGGAAACACATTTAAACTAGCTCTATACACAAGTAGTGCTACTTTAAATAAATCGACAACAGCGTACAGTTCATCAAACGAAATATCAAACACATCAGGTTCAGCTTATTCTGCAGGTGGTTCAGCACTTACAAGTGTAACTCCAGCTTTATCAACTGACACTGCATGTTGTGATTTTGCAGATCTTAGTTTTACTTCTGCTTCATTTACAGCAAACGGTTGTTTAATTTATAATGATACAAACGCTGATAGAGCAGTTTGTGCAATCGCATTTGGTGGAGATAAAACTGTATCAAGTGGAACTTTCACAATTCAATTTCCAGCAGCAGACGCATCTAACGCAATCCTTCGTATAGCATAAGGAGTAACTCCTTATGGCTACAACTTGGAGCGCAGGGGTCTGGGGGCAGAACGAATGGGGCGATCAAGGTCCTATTGTATTTGAAATACCATCACCTCCTGTTGCAACTTCAAGTGTAGGAAGTGTTACAGCAGCTCAAATTATTCCAGTAGACGTAACAGGACTTTCCACTACATCTTCAGTAGGTTCTCCAAATCTAGATTTAACATCTGTAGCATCTCTAACAGGAGTTAGTACAACATCTAGTGTTGGGTCTGTTACAGCATCTAATTTTGATGGTTGGGGCAGACAAACATGGGGTAACTCTGGTTGGGGAGTAGAATATTCTGTTGAACTATCTGGTCTTGGTTTAACCTCAAGTGTTGGTACTGTAGACGCAAAAGACATACTTGATGTTTCTTTAACAGGACTTAGCACTACTTCTTCATTAGGATCAATAACCACTACTCAACTTACAATCGCAGATTTAACAGGATTACAATTAACTTCTGAATTAGGAAGTTTTGATAATGCTGGTACATTAGTTGGTTGGGGTAGAAATGGTTGGGGTGAAGAACCTTACGGAGACTCATTTAATAAATTAGAACAACCAGCAGGATTAAGTGCAACATCTAGTGTTGGTTCTTTAAGTTTAGATTTAACATCGGTAATATCTCCTACAGGAGTTAGTGCAACAACTAGTATTGGTTCTTTAAGTTTCGTTATAGATTCTACACCTGTTATAACAGGTGTTAGTGCAACCTCGTCTGTAGGATCAATATCTCCTACAGAAATAGTTATGGGACTTACTGGATTAAGTACAACATCTAGTGTAGGAAATATTTCTCCAGCTGATGTTGTGGGAGTTACTGGATTAAGTACAACATCTAGTATAGGAAATGTAGAAGTAACAAGAACTGAAATTGAAGTTCCTACAGGACAATCTTTAACAAGTAGTGTGGGATCTCTTACACTAGAAATAGGAGTTCCGTTAACAGGGGTGTCATCAACTGCAAGTACGGGATCTATTACACCTGCAGATGTTATGGGATTAACTGGTTTAGAACTTCAATCTACTGTCAATAACACAGGAATAGCTTTTCCAGGGGTTTATGAAAGATTAACACCTACCGTAAGCACTGGTTATACAAGGCTAACACCATCATAATTATGTTTGACTTAAAGATAAATAACTAATATAAATAACGAAAATAAGGAATATAAATAATGGCATCATCATATTCATCAGATCTTAAACTAGAACTTATGGCTACTGGCGAAAACGCTGGTACATGGGGCACAAAAACAAACAATAATTTAAACCTTGTTCAACAATCTGTTGCAGGTTTTCAAGCAATAGACGTTGCATCTGGGGATGTTACACTTGCAATGACTGACGCTACGGTTTCAAACGCAAGAAACATGACTCTAAAGTTTACTGGAACTCTTGCAGCAAACAGAACAGTAAATTTTCCAGCAAGTATAGAAAAAGTATTTAATATAATAGATGGAACTAATCACGCAGGGTATACTTTAACTTTTAAAGTTACTAGTGCTAGTGGTTTTTTATTATGTGAAGGTAATAATTATATCTGTCACGCTGATGGAACTAACATGGTTAAAGATCATGAAACTAGAAATTGGAGAACTATAACTGCAGCAGAAACAGTTCAAGCAGGTGCTCAACTTTTTTGTGATACAAATGGCGGAGCATATACGGTTACACTTCCAGCCTCACCATCCAATGGTGATACTGTAAATTTTGTAGACTCAAGATATACATTTGATTCTAACGCATTGACTATTGGAAGAAACAGTTCTAAAATAGCAAACACATCCGCTGACTTAGTAGTTAATACTGAGGGTGCAGCGTTTGGATTAGTTTATTCTGGTTCAGATGTGGGATGGACATACACGGAGAAATAATATGGCAAATTACGAAGCAACAAAATACAATTTTTCAGGATCAGATCTTACTGGTATCGAAGGTACGGCTACAGGAACTATTTTACCTTGGTCTTCTGGATCAGTACCAACAGGATTTTTAGAATGTGATGGCGCAGCAGTTTCAAGAACTACTTACTCAACATTATTTGGAGTTATAAGCACAACTTACGGCTCGGGTGATGGTTCATCAACTTTTAATGTACCAAACTTAGCTGACAACATACCAATGGGTAAATCTGGAACTAAAGCTTTAGCCTCAACTGGTGGAGCTAACACTGTACCAGTAACAGCAGCAGGAAATATTTCTGGTTCAACAGCTAACGCAACTTTATCAACACCACAACTTGCTTCTCACACTCACCCAGTTAACCCTGGTATGAGAAACCCAGGTTCTAACTCACCTGCCGCTCAAGGTATTACTAACGTACAAGCACAAGGTTCAAGTCCTTTTACTTATACTGCAACTAGCACTGGTTCAGGTGGTGGTCACTCTCATAACATGAGTGCAACTTTTTCGGGTACAGCAGTTAACCCATCAGTATTACAACCTTATTTAACATTACTTTATATTATTAAGACTTAGGAGAAATTATGGCAACTAACGCAAACTGGACAGTAGTATTTGAAGACAAAGCAATATTAAATCATTCTGTAAAAAATGACGGTGGTCATTCTGTAGGATATGTTATAGTAGATGATGCTTTTTGGAGTGATGCTAAATGGTCAAATATTTGGGCTATTCAATATATAGACGATAATTTAGATCATAACGACACCGTAGAATATAGAGATGATACTTCACACGCAACATGGTCTGAAGCAGGACTAGGTGATTTTAACTCTCAATTTATTTCAAAATGGGATGCTGCTCATTTAACTCAATTACAATCTGATTGGGACAATGATAATCACTTTGATGATGAAGGAAATTCTGAATCTGAAGCAGAAAAAATTGCTAGATTAGGTTCAAGACCTACTTCTTATTCTTCTTGATCTGCAACATTAACGTTATTCACCCATGTTTGAATTGACATTCTATCATGAGTTTTTTTTAAATTAGCGTTTACTTTATGTGTTAGACCTACTTTAACCAATACAATAGAATTACCTAAAATAGGTATAAAACCCGATCCAGATTTATCTTTAAACATAAACTCACCTCCCCAACTTTCACCCCATCTATGATTAAAATAATAAGTAGCGGCGTATATTCTTTTATCACCTTTATCATCATGCCACGCAAGATGTTGATTATATTTAAATCTTCTTAAATGACTTTCAAATTTACAATTAAGTAAATTTACAAACCTTTGATGTCTTATAAAAGTGTGGTATTTGTTAAAGTAATCAAGTGGTATATTTTTTCTTTGATTAAAACTTGTAGACATGTTGTCTAACTCCTCTTTATAAGTTCTCCAACTTACTCCTGATTTTTCAAAATTTAAGTTTTTTCTATTATTAAAATAATCTAAATACATTTCTTTGTATAAATATTCTGGTAAAAAATTATGTATCCAAAATAATTTATCTTCAAGGTTAAATGCTAAATTCATATATTAAAATCGTTGTTAATAATTAACGCTGTTTCCCAGTAGTCTTATAAACATTATCATAAGCATGATGAGCATAAGGACCATCTTTATTTACATAATGAAAAAATACCTGAGCCATGCCTTCACCTTTATAAATACCAGGTCTTCCATGTTTGTGATCACAACCTGCATACAATAAACCGTCTCCTTCTTCTAATTCAATTGTTTCTTTTTCTATAATTAAAGGCCAATTATCATATTTTTTTATACAAGCAGTTATAGATATTTCACAAGAGGGTCTATCTACATGATTAAGTAATGTAGCTCCAAATACATAATATCTCCAATAAGTGTAAGTTGGAAATAATTTTAAATTTGAGTTTAATTCAACTAAAGGTAGCTTTGTTTCTAACACAGAACTCATTAAACAATCATCATACCATGCAGGGGAAAAAATTTTATCATATAATTCATAATCTGAATTTTGATCTAATTTTTTATAACAATATTTTTGAAGAACATTTAATTCGTCTTGATTAAAAAAATTTTTAATTATTTT